CAAGCAATTGGTGGTGCAGTAGAAATTGAATATGTAGATTGTGGTAATCAACAAAGAAGACAAAGTGTAACTTCTATTATTACATTAAAGGCAAAAAGAGATAGTATTAAGTTCGTAAGTGGATATGGAATAATAACTGAAAAATTTAATGATTTTTCAACTCCAACACCAACACCAACTCCAACACCAACACCAACTCCAACACCTACACCAACTCCAACTTCGAATTTTGGAACTGGCGGCCAAACAGGGGAACAAGGAGGCGGAACTGATACACAGGATGGACTTCCATCTATAAATGATGGTAACACGGGAAGAATAAGATAACAAAATATTTATATAAATGGCACTAACTAACTATAAAACAATAAAGGATAGAAAAGGATTTTATGTTTCCGATGAAGATAGACAGATATTTGAATCGGAAATTATAAAAACCAACTATGGTCTAAATTTAGATGACCATCTTGAATTTATTTTGTATGATAGTGCAAACAATCAATTACCACAAACAGATGAAGGTTTTTTAGTACGTTATATTCCATTAACAGATGAGAATATACGAAAATATTTTATTACAACAAAAACAAATTTTACTAAAAAAGCAAATGATTCATTTGAATTTATAGTTGATATTGAAAAATTAGTAAAAGAAGCTGGATATTCAAATGGTATTTTTAAAACTTCTGTTACAATAGTAAATAGAAGAGTTGGAAATGAAAGCCCTGTACAGCAAGAATCAAAAGATTCATTTACAAATAAGTTGTGGATACAGCAAATTTCACCATCAAGGACGGAAATAAGACTTTTACCATTAAAACCAAAAGGAACAGTCCTTCCTGATTTGGAAAAAAGATTTTCAATTTTTACAAGAGAATCTCAATTTAGAGACGATACTATTTACTATATTGATGAATATATTGAAAATGTAAAATTAGAAAATATATTAAGAAATTTTATTACCAAAAATGGAAAAGTTGAAACAGGTCAAAATTATATAAATTTAATTAGAGAAGAATTTAAAATATATGATTTTGAAGATTTTGTTAGAAAAATAAAAGATGCATGGAAATCAACCGTTAGATACTATGTTGAAAATAGAGAGTGGAGAATAAATAGAACGAATTTCGGACAACCTTTAAATACTCCAATAGACGTTGAGCTATCAGAAAAAAATTTAATTGAAGTAAGTAAAACATCGTTAATTTTAATAATAGAAAAATTTTTACCGAAAAGAAAACTTACTTCGGAAAATATTCTTACACCTGATGAACAGAAAACTTTTGATGAAGTACAACAGCTATTATTAACATTAATTGATAAAAATAAAGAAGTAGTTTCTTCTGAAATAAAATATACTACTGCAATAGTAAGGGGATGTACTGATCCAAATGCTCTTAACTTTAATGTAGAGGCAAACGAAGACGATGGTAGTTGTAGATATGCATATGATAATGTATATGTGACTCCAATTCCTACACCGACGCCTTTACCAACCCCAACGCCATTGCCGACTCCAACACCAACACCTACGCCGTTGCCGTCACCAACTCCAATTTTTTCACCAATACCGACTTCTACACCAACACCTACACCAACAAGAACCCCAACACCTACGCCAACGCCGATTACTAAAGTATTCTATGTATGGTCTGATGAGGGTGCCGTTGAATATAATGATGCTAATGGAAGAAGACGAAGAGAAAGTGGATTGGAATATGAAAGTTTCTTAGTAACATATACGGAAATAGTAAGTAAAGATGGTGATGTTAGAGAAGTTCCAAAAGAAAGACCAAGTGCAACTCCAACACCGACACCAATAAATCCAGTAAATGGATTTAGGTTACCTACCCCTACACCTACATTTGTAAGTCAGCCTCCAAGAGAAGAACCTACACCTACACCTACGCCTACACCACTTCCAACGAGAACACCGACACCAACACCTACTCCGTTTCCAACACCAACACCTACTCCGTTGCCAACACCAACACCTGTATTTTACGAATACAGAATTAAGAATTTTTCAGATGTAAAAGATAGAGATGAATTAGTATTTTCATTTACTGATTTTAGTGGTAGAAGACAAGAATTGAGTGTGTCACCACAAAGAACTGTGACAGTTTGTGCAAGACAAAATAGCGTTGTAAGAGTTTCTGGTACGAATGATTTTAATATATCAAAGTTTTCAGAATGTACGGTTATACCATCAACACCAACCCCAACACCAACCCCAACACAAGTTTCAAGTGGAGGTGGAGGAGACAGTAGTGAGTTTGATAATGTTTTTGATGGAATACCTGTTGAAAACATAAGATAAGAAAAATAAAAAAAAATATTTATAGATAATGTCACTAATAGAAGAACCAAATAATCCAGGGGACTTAACAAATACGGATCCCGAAGGAAAAGTACCACAACCTGGTGATGGTAGTGGTAATGACACTATTGTATTCGAAGGGGATTCAGGTGGAGGTGGTGTACCAAGTCCTACCCCTACCCCAACACCAACAGAGGCTACTGTCGATGCAGGTGATAAAAATGTAATAATTGGTTTTTTTACAAATATATTAGGTGCAGAAGTATTACAAGATAACCAATCACTTGGTGTTAGTTTTACGCCTGTTGAAGTAAAATATACAACAAAAGAATTATTAACACCAAAATTCTTTTCTGTTAGGAAAGAAAATTCAGAATCAACTGATATATTTAAAATTTATACAGTTAAAAAAAGAACTGATTTTAAAAAGAATTTTGATTTAAATACAACAGTTTTTTTCTATTTTGACATAATTGTAGAGAAATTTATTGAGGGGTCTTTCAAACAGGTTAGAGTTATTTCCCCGTACAGAGATGGTGAGTTAATAAACGAAAATAGGGATGAATATTTACGATTAGATTTTAAACTTACACAAGCTCCACCTCCACCGCAAAAGACGGTAAATATTAATTTTATTACTAATTTTCCAACATCCAACTTTCCTCTGTCATACAGATTGCCTGATGGAACAACAGGAAAAGTTTCTTCTAAAACAATTAAATATACTTTTAGAGATGTTGATTTTGGTGAAGGATTATTGCAACCACAAATTGAAATATATCCAACAGATATATTAACTAATTACGAATTTCCATTATATAGACTTGAATTTTCAAATGGATTTACTTTAAATTTTCCAGGCCCATCTGCACTTTCAACTCTTACACCCGAGTTGGATATAACATTTAGAATTGAAGCAAAACAAATTCCCCCTGCTCCTAAAAAAATTAATATTGTTTTTCAAAATGATTTATTTGATGATGAACAATTAACATACAAATTATCAACTGATGGTATAAGACAGTTACCCAATGGTTCTTCAACTGTAACTTATACTTTAAAAGATAAAGATAATTTTATAACATTTGGTTCATTAGACGGTCCGGGTACTCTTCCTAATGATGTTGCAGTTAGATATGAAATTCAAGAAGCTAATGGAAACATAAAGGAATTTAGTACTCCTTATTTTAGTTATAATTTTGGTGATACGGATATAAGGGTAAAGACATTATTTACAAAAAATCCACCACCACCACCTATACCAACAAAATTACCACCTTTACCAAAAATTTGTAATGATATAAACGCATCAAACTATGGTCAAGAGGGAGATTGTGTTTATCCACCACCTCCGAAAAAAATCAAAATTATTTTTGAAAATGATTTGGCAATTGATGATTTGTTATATTTTAAATTGTCAGATTCTGTTAGAACTCCATTGATAAATGGTAGAACAGAATTAGAATATACTTTAAAATCAACAGACAACAATATTGTCTTTTCAACAAAGACTGGTGGTTCTTTACCTGAATTGACTTCTGTAAATTATCAAATTGAAAGTTATTATGATAATGTTACAGAAACAAGACCTGATTTTCGTTTAGACTTAAATGACTCTGATGTAATCGTAAGAACTGTTTTAGTTAAAAAAGATCCACCACCTCCACCCCCTACACCGACAAAGGTGGTGACAAGTGTATTAATTAATGTAGATTCGTCTTTAAATCAACCGTTAGAAATTAGTTTTTCTAATGGACAGACAAATGTATTGAGTAATGGTCAAAATAATTTTGATTACATTTTAAAAGATGGTGGGCCAAACTATTTTAGTATATCTAATATCAAAGATTTAAGTGGATATAATTACACACTTCAAATTACAAATGGTAATAAACAAAAGTTTTATGAAAATGAATTAAATATTCTCGAAGAAATTGAAGTATCAAAAGTATTTGCGAATATTGAAATTGTTAAAAAACCCGAAACGGTTATTGTATTACCAACTCCAACCCCAACTCCAACTCCAACCCCTGTTGAAGAAAAGCCAATTAAAATTACAATTACGTCTGATGTAGTTTTGGATGACGCATTGGCGGTAAGATTATCAAATGGGGTGGTTGAGAATATTAGAAATGGAAGTAAAACTCTTTTATACAAACCAAATATTAATGGTGCTAATTATTTAGAGTTTTTTCCTGTTTCCAACGTTAATTATTCAGAATACTCTATTAGTTATTCCATACAAAATGGAAATAAATTAAGAGAAATTAATACATTTGATTTTAAAGAAGAAATAAATAATTCTGATATTGGAATTTTTATAGTTCTAAATAAAATTACACAACAACCAAGAGCAGATGAACCAACGTTATCGTTACCTGATGAAATTATAACGTATAATTTGTTTGGTAGTTCAAAATTAGAAATTCCGTTTTATTCATTAAATGCAGAATCAATAAGATATTCTATTGGCAATATTCAAAGAGAAATATCACCGGTTTCTCCTATTGTATTAGAAAATTCAGTTTTTAATAATGGTGTTGGACAATATAAATTAACAGCACAACCATATTCAAGATTTGGAGGTTCGGGTAAAAATAAAAGTTTAGTCATAAATGTAATACAATCAACTTTTATACCTGGTCCTGACATTCAAACAATTAATTATCCATCAAGAATACAAGGTGAAGATTTTGTTGGATTTAATGTTAATTTTGATATTGATTATTCTTCAATCAATACAAATTATATTAAGATTTATGTTTCAAAAGTTGATGAATCATTTTTACTTTTAGGTAATGCAAAACCGAATGGTAAGATAACTTTTAATGTTGGTGAAATACTTTCAAAATCAAGATTATCTTATAATAGAGGAACTGATCAAATTTCATTTGATTTAATTTTAGTTCCTTATAACAATCAAGCGGATGAATTAGCACTTGGAAGACAAGAAAAAATATCAATATTTTTTGACCAAGGTTTAAGAATTAGAAGAGAAGATTTAGTTTCAGATTTAAGAGATGCATTCCAAAGAGAATTTAATGCATCGATTATTAAAAAAGATACGTCAAAAATATTAACGCACCAATTACATTTGGGTGATGGTAATAACAAATTAATTGCTACTTGGGCAATAGATAGACAAACTCTTGACGATGATAGTTTAGTTCTTAAATTATATGAACCTCTTCCAAATGATGTAGAAACAGAACAACAGGTTTGGATTTCAAAAATACAATCTATACCTATTGTTGATGAAATTCGTTTAGTAGATAGAGAAGTTTCAAAATGTACCCCACTACAACCTAATTTTAATGTTGATGTAAGTGACCCTATTGGATATGAAATTATTGATAGTTTAGTTTCAAGTGGTTCTATAACATCAGTTGATTTAATAGCACAATATGTAAGTTCAAGTGAATTTACTCTTGAAGAATTAGATTTACAATTTATAACAGGTTCGGGTAGTAATATTGATTATTATTGGAAAGATTTTGTCAAGTATTCATCAGCAGAAGAAAGAGTAGAGAATTTCTTTTATAAAGTAAGATTATTAGAATCTTATCAAAATGATATAAATATTTTATCATCAGGATCAGCATGGACAGGTTCTGTTGAAGTGGTAAAAGAAAGACAAAGAACAGAACAAAAAATAAAACAATTAAAGGGTGGGTTTGATTCTTTTGAAAAATATCTTTATGATACAACTGGTTCACTTTCATATCCAAAGGTTGGAATATCACCGGTTTCCTCTTCTACCCAAGATGCCCTTGATTGGTTATATGTTGCTCGTGCTTCTGCAAGGGAATATGACACTTATAATGTTGATTTACTTGTAAATAATATACCAAGACATATTAGAGATGATGAACGGGGTGAGGAATTTATCCTCTTTTTTAATATGATTGGTCAACATTTCGATATTCTTTGGGCATATTCAAAGGGTATTGCAAAATCAAGAAGATTAGAACATAAATTAAATGTTGGTATTTCAAATGATTTAATTTATCATATGTTGGAATCTCTTGGTTGGGACGCGGACATGGGAGTTGCATCTCAACTTCTTTGGGAGTATGCTCTTGGTAAAAATACAGATGGAACATCAGCGAGCTCGCTACCAGGAAAACAAAGACAGTATGAAATATGGAGACGATTATTAAATAACTTACCTTATCTTTTAAAACATAAGGGAACAAGAAGAGCAATGTACGCTGCTATGGCGTGTTATGGAATACCGACTTCTATGTTAAGTATCATGGAATTCGGTGGACCTAATGAACCGACAAGAGGTTCAACCACAAAGGTTACTTTTGATGACCGCACTGCTGCAATTAATATTGATAATAATTCATCTATCATTATTCCATGGAAGGAATATGTAAGTGGTTCTTATTCAGATTATCCAAATTCGGTAGAAGCTCGTATTCTAACTACTCAAAGACAAACACAAACTATTTTTGAAAATGAAGGAAATTGGTCTTTAAAAATAACAAGTGATACTGGTTCACTTGCAAGATTACAATTTGAAATTACTTCAAGTGGTGTCCATAGAATACTTTCATCATCTACATTTCCTTTTTATAACGATGAATATACTCAAATTGTTTTAAATAGAAACATAACAGGAAGTAGTGAAGAATTTCAAGTTTGGGCAAAAGAAGGTTTCCAAGGTAGAATAAGAAACGAAGAATCGGCAAGTTTTAGTTGGCCAACTGGTTCTACGAGTTGGGAAAGTGGTTCTCAAATAATTGTTGGTTCTGATTTTACAGGTTCTATTGATGAGTTTCGTTTATGGAGAGTTGATTTACTTGAAACTTCTATTGAAAATCACGCACTTATACCTGATGCTATTGATGGTAATTCTTATTCATCATCTACCGAAGACCTTTTATTTAGATTGGACTTCGAATATCCAAGAAACTTAGCAGTATCATCTTCAAGTGGAATACCATCGGGTTCAATTAAAAACGTTTCTATAAATCAGGGGTATGGTGAAAGTTATGCAACAGCTTCTAACTTCCCGTCAGCATCATCATATCCTTTCAACTATACACCATATGATAGAACAGTAGTTGCAAATGTTCCTTCAATCGGATTGACATTCGGTGAAAAGTTCCGTTTTGAAGAACAAGAAAAAATAACAGATTTAAGTCATAAAGCAAGAGCAACTAAAAAATCATTTGACCAGGCTCCCATTGACACGGATAGATTAGGTTTATTTTTCTCTCCCGTTCAAGAAATAAACATGGATATTCTTAAATCACTTGGTAATTTCAATATAGATGATTATATTGGAAATCCAGCTGATTTATATGAGGACAAATATAGTGATTTGGAACAATTAAGAGAATATTATTTCCAAAGATATAATCTTAACTTTAATGAATACATTCAATTAGTAAGATATATTGATAAAACTATTTATACCACACTTGAATCACTTGCACCTGCAAGAGCAAAGGTTTCAAAGGGATTATTAATAGAACCACACTTTTTAGAAAGAAGTAAAACTAAATGGGAAAGACCGACAGGGTTAGTTGAAGGTGAGGAAACAAATTTACCAATTGTAGTTCCTGTTACATCATCTTATATTAACAATGAAGTAACTTTAAATTTAGAAAATGAAGTTTCTATAAATGGTGAAAATTTTGTTTATGATTCTAATCCTATAGATACAATAAATGAAAACCTAGCCTCAGAAAATATATCATTCGAATCTGATTTAGATGCAACACAAATTACAAATTTGTCATCTGACAATATTACTTATGAATCAGATTTAGATATTAATGATGATATTGTTATTGAAGCAACAAAAGATAACTTTATTTCATTAATTGAATTAAATGAAAATATTTTATTGGAAACATCTAAAATTGATTACCAAACTAATTTAAATCTAAAAGAAGATTTTCCGATAGATAGTGAAATATTAGTAAATTCCGGATCAGATATGGGTGGTATTTCAATTTCTGTAAATGCACAAATTGTGGGTACAATTCAAGGTGAATACGAATCTGATGTTTTTAAAGAAATTGGTTTAGATAAAAACTCCCCTTTTGTAGCCGGTTTTGGATTATATGCAGAAGATGGAAATTCAATAAGAAGTTATTATGATGACTATGGAAACTTAAAACAAGAAAGAGTTAAAGTATTTAAAATAAAAGAGTCATATACAGTAAAAACTCCTGAAAATATTAATACATCCGATTCGAGTTTGGGTAGTGAAAAAATTTCAAGAACATATTTTAGAAATAAAATATCAATACTACCATTTACAGGTAGTAATGGATTGGAGATAAATGACCCACAAGTTTCTGGTAATATAACAGAAGTATCTCCTTTGAATGGATATTTACCTTCACATTATCGTTATGTTGGAGACTTAACTTCTGGATTGATTAATAGTTATCATAAGGGTGCAAAACAAACATCTTTGACAACATTAGATGGTTCATCACCCGTTCAAATCTTTACTACAAATCCAAATACTTTACGAGTTACAGATACAGGTAGAGGAAGTGGCGAGCCAATTCTTGAGGTTGAATGATTAAAATAAGATGTAAATTTTCATAATTTTTTTAAAATAAAAAAATAGTTATATTTATTAGAGTAAAATAAGGAATTTTAAAAACATGGCATATTTAGATAATTCAGAAATTGTAGTAGATGCAATTCTTACCAAAAAGGGTAGAGAAAAATTAGCAACAGGAGAAGGTCTTAACATTACAAAGTTTGCTCTTGGTGATGATGAGATTGACTATACTCTTTATGAACCAGCCCACCCACGTGGAAGTGCATATTATGATTCAGCTATTCGTGCAATACCTATTACAGAAGCATCACCTGATGAAACACAAGTATTAAGATGGAAACTCGTAACTCTTCCAAAAGGAACAACAAAAATTCCTGTTGTTGAGTTCGGTATTCCAAACATTACTGTAACACAAAATTCAGGTCAAGTTGCACTTACACCGACAACCTCACCAAGTGGAAACTCACAATCAGGATATACAGTTGTTCTCGCAAACAAAAACGCAGGAACTCTTGTTGGTTCGGGTACAGTATCTGGAACTGGAACAATTCCTTTAACAAACGAAGTAACTTCAACAGCAGCGGTAGAAAGAGGATTATCATTTACTTTCTTACCAAATCCAAGTATTACACAAACAATCAGAACAACGATTACCGTTTATGGTAATGAAACTGGTGGTTCTCAAACAATACCAGTAACAGTAAATTACGTAAGACCAACATAATAGGGAGATATAAAACAAATGGCAGAAATTATAGGACAAGCCGGAACCAATTTAACAACTGAATTAGCTAATTACCTAAATAGATCAAATGGTAATATTAATTCACAAGAACTTGCTGGTATTATAAACCAATATCTCGTTGGTGGTGATAAACTTGGAGCACAAGGTTCCCAAGTATCAACCGGAATTTATAGAAGATTTTTAGAAACAGATGTTGTTGCAGGAAAAGTTGAAGTAGTAACAACAGGGTTGTGGAGTGGTGATACAGGTAGTTTAAATTTATTCTTTACTTCATCAACTGAACTTGCAAACGCATCGATTTCAAATTATTACACAAATGTTTATAATGAAAACCCAAGTTCATCAGCATCAACTGTTCAATTTGCAGTTGCTTATGGTCACAGACTCGCAAGTGGTTCTGTTTCATTAAGTTCAAACGATAGTGCAACTTTACCGACAAAAGCAACATATGCACAATATCGTTCAATCTTATTAGACCAAGACCAAACACAATTTGAATATTATTCTCCAACAGGTTCTGGTGTATATGCATCTGATGAAATTTATGTAGTAAATGTATCTCGTAGTAGATATAAAGAAAAATTAGACGCAGGAAACTGGTCATTAACTCTTTCGGGTTCTAATGGAACATTTACTTTTATTGATGATAGTGGTAAGAAATTCGATGATAGAGTTGGTAAGGCTGGTAGAATATTTTACGTTGGTTCGGGTTCATTAAATTTAGGAACTGAAAACGCAGCAACAGTTAATACATTAACCGCTTCTAATGGTGAGGGGTATGGTCTTTTCTATCCTGACCAAGGTATTTTTGTATTAAATCCAGTTGCTATCCATGACACAGTTGGTTCATCATTTTCTGTATCAGGTTCGGCACAAGTATCACTTTCAGAACCATATAGAGGATCAGCTTACGAAGCTAAAAATCAATTCCTTTTATATAACATGATATCTGGTGGTAGTGATTTTGAAGCACGTAGAACTGAAAATGTTTCAACTACCCATTATTTCGTAAGAGCAACTAACAGAGAGTTTAATTATTCAAATAACCCAACCTTTGTTACTGGTTCTGATGGAACATTTGCAGAATCATCTTTCGAAAGAGACCCAAGAACATTTATAACAACCGTGGGTCTATACAATGATGCGAACGAGTTGTTGGCAGTTGCAAAAACATCACAACCGATTCCAAAATCATTCGATAAAGAAGTTCTAATAAAAGTTAAATTAGACTTCTAAATTTTTTAAGGGAGACAAATCATAGAGAGATAGGAAACCCGATTGGATAAGTCGGGTTTCTTTTTTTAATATACTTATTATTAGTATATGAGAGATTAAAAATGTTTAAGTCGATTCCCAAATCATCAGTATCAAAACGAAATTTTAAAACATTTAAAAGATGGAATGTTGGTAATTCATCTTATCCCGTAATCTCTGCAAGTTTTGATTCGAGTTCCAATTTTGATTCATCTACTGAATTAAGTTTTGATGTAAATGGAACAACTATTTATAACAGACCTTATTATAATTCCCTCAAAGCAAAATATTATCAAAGTAATGGAAATGTCATAACTCAGTTTGGGGTTATGGAAAATCCTGCAAATTTTCAAATAGAAAGAAGATTACCAAATACTTTTTATGTCATTTCAATCGATAGAGATAAATTTGGTGAACAGATAAAACAAAATTCTTTAATTTTAGAAGATTTAGATAATAATACAACATATAATGATGATGGTTATGGCTCTCTTATAAAAGAAACATATGATTATTATTTATTAAATTTAGATTTAGGTCAGGGAACTGTAACTGTTTATGATGGATTTAATACATTTACATTAGATGTTATTACAATTGATATGCTTAACAATGAAGCAACATTACTTTATAGTGGACAAACAATTGAAACATTTCCTGTTGAGTTTGATTTTGGAGAAGGTATTGTTAGATTTTCAGAACAAATACCTGCTGTCGGTGATTTATTTTTAGAAAACGTTAGATACGGAAATGTTTTTTATGATGATGGTTTAGTTGTTTTAACCAATGAAGTTCAATTTGAAAATTACAATTTAATTTTCAATTCCACTCATACAATTTATGAAACGGAAGTATTGATTAATGTAGATGAAGGTGAATTTAATTATTCACAAAATCCATCTGCTGTAATCGTAGAATTAAGCGGTTCATATCAATTTGAAACAACACCAATAACGAATGTAAGTCCTGCTCAAAATGTAACTATAAAACATATAAATCAAATAAAATTAAAACAATCATTTTCTGGTTCATATAATCCAAATATTACAGGTTCTTGGGATGATTATTCTTTAAATAGATGGTCTGACCCAACAGGTTCTTATTTAACACCATACATAACAACAATTGGTTTATATGATGATGATGGTGATTTGGTTGTTGTAGCGAAATTACCTCAACCAATTAAATCATATCCTGATTTACCTGTCAACTTTTTAGTTCGTTTTGATAGTTAACATATATTTATATTATACAAAGGAGATACTATGTCTAAAATTTTAGAATTATACGGAAAATCAGATTTTTCAAAATTACCAAATAAATCATTTGATAAAACACCAATTGAGCCTGATGGTGGTTCAGACCTTGCAAAAAACGAATCAGCTCTTGAAAAAGCACGTGGTGGTAAGTTGAATGAAAAAAAATATTCTGACTCAGTTGAAAAATAAGTGAGTTCTTGTGTAAATCATGATCAAAAATGGGGATATATTCATATCCCCAAAACAGCCGGAACCACAATATCAAATATTTTAAGTTACACAGGAAATGTAGAAGGACTTGAGCATAGTCATTCCGCAATTAATAAGTTTCCCTCAAATTATTTTATTTTTACTTTTGTAAGAAATCCTTTTACTAGATATCTTTCTATGTTTTTTCATGAAACTAAATTAGGAAGATTTAATGGTAATATGTATGAATTTACCAAACACACGAACAAAAACATAGTATTTAATCCCCAAATTTATTTTATAAAAACTGGTGAAACCGAAAATAAAAAGGTAAATTTTATTGGAAGATATGAAAATCTTTTCAATGATATAAATTTTGTATTAGAAAAAACAGGTAATAAAAAAGTTTCTCAAATACCTCATTTAAATAAAAATTCAATTTATGAAAAACATCCAAATTTAAATCAACAAAAATATTATGAGATTTATTTGAGGGATAATTACATAAGAGAATATATAAAAGAAAAGTATATAGAAGATTTTCAATATTTTAAATATGACATGGTTATACAATAATATTCAAATTAACTCAATAGAACAAATGCCTGAAAAAACTATTGGGTTTATCTACAAAATTACTAATCAAAAAACAGGTGAGTATTATATTGGAAAAAAACAAATTTTATCTCAAAAAACTCTACCTCCTTTAAAGGGATTTAAAAGAAAAAGAAAAGTAATTAAAGAAAGTAATTGGCAGTCATATCGTTCTTCCAACGATGTAGTTAAAGAATGGGTCGATGATGATATAAAATTAGAAATACTTCGCTTTTGTAAATCTAAAAAATCACTCACTTATTATGAATTACAAGAACAGTTTGCACATGATGTTTTATCAGACCCACTTGCAAAAAATGATAATCTTTTAGGTAAGTTTTATAAAAAAGATTTGGAATAATTAATTGACTTTAAACTATTTTATTAGTATATTATATACAAAATAAAATGTATGCTCTCTCAACGAGATAAATTTACAGTCATATCTACACTTGACGAAGTTCTCGGGGTCGGTAGTTCTCTTAAAGGAAACGAACAGGCACACCTATGTCCTTTCTGTCACCACCACAAAAAGAAACTTCAAGTCAATTTAGAAACTCAAAAGTGGCACTGTTGGGTATGTGATGCCAAGGGAAGTCGTATATCTTCTTTACTGCGTAAATTAAATGTAGATGTAAAGAAACTCAAGAGAATAAAGGAAATATATGATGACGAATACTCCACTCCTTATGTAGAAACTGAAGAAGTAGTTCAGTTATTTCTTCCACAACAATACAGACCTTTATGGGAAACTCCAAGGGGGGTGAATCCTCATTATAGAAACGCACTTTCATACATGAGACAACGGGGGTTTACACAAGACCTCCTAATGAGATATCAAGTTGGATATTGTGAAGATGGTCTTTATGGTGGTAGAGTGATAATTCCTTCGTATGACGAAAACTACAAACTCAATTACTTCATCGCTCGTTCTTTTTATGATGGTGAAAAAATGAAGTATAAGAACCCACCCGTATCCAAAAATGTGATTATATTTGAAAACCAAATCAATTGGAAAGAACCAATAACTTTGGTAGAAGGCATATTTGACGCAATGACAATACGAAGAAACTCTATTCCTCTACTCGGTAAGTTTGTTCCTAAAAAACTAATGAACAAGATATTTAAAGAAGGAGTGAAAAAAATTAACATTCTCCTTGATGATGACGCTCAGGAACAAGCAATTTACTATACCAACTATTTCCAAAAACAAGGTATTCAAACTACCAACATTCTCCCACAACTTAAAGACGCAAACGAAATGGGGTTTGAAACCGTAAATCATTTAATCAAAACAACCAAAGAAACCACATTCGAAGATTTGGTATTTCAAAAGTTAGATACTTTATAAAATGAAAATTATAGAAAATTTTTTTAGTGATGAAGATTTTAATTTTTTAAATGAAAAAAGTTTAGAAATTTATAATAATAAAAATACTTCAAAAAACACATGGAATTACAATGTAAAACAATTTTCAAAAGAAATAGAAGTTTATGACTTAAAAGAAGAGAATACTATATACTCTGTTATAAATAAGACACTTATTTACTATAATATTTTCAATTATTCTCCCCAAATGAGATTTTTTTATTGTCCTCCTGGTTCTTACATACCATGGCATACCGATGAGGGTTGGTATTCTGCATTGACAATTTATTTAAATGATAATTGGAATTTTGAATTTGGTGGGTTATATCAATACTATGATGATAATGAAATAAAAACAATAATTCCACGTAAAAATTTAGCATTATTTCAAAAGGGAGGTATATCCCATAGTACAACAATACAATCAGTTTATTCACCAATTAGAAGAAGTGTACAAATACATTTCATAGACTCGTATAATTCGGATATTTACGAAAAAAAAACAAATAAATCTCTTATTTAAAAATCTCTATGATAATAGATAAAATATATCACTTAGCAGATATACACATACGAAACTTACAACGACACAAAGAATACAGGTTAGTATTCCAAAAGTTTTTAGACCAAGTTAAACAAGATAATTTAGAAAATTCTGTTATTTATATTGCAGGTGATATTGCTCATGCTAAAACAGAAATGTCACCCGAATTGGTACAAGAAATTAGTACATTTTTATCACAATGTGCTGATTTAAGAGAAACCATAGTTATAACAGGAAATCACGATTGTAACTTAAATAATTCACATAGATTAGATGTACTCACACCGATTATCAAAAACCTCAATCATCCTAAACTACATTATTTTAGGGATACTGGTGTTTATCCTTTCCACAATCTTACTTTTGTTGTATATTCCATATTGGATCATAAGGATAATTGGCCTAAAGCAGACACCATTGCCGGAGAAAACAAAATCTGTTTATTTCATGGACCGGTAAATAAAGCCGAAACTGACATCGGATATACAGTATCATCAAATTCATTTACAGTAGATATGTTTGATGGATTTGATATGGTGTTGATGGGAGATATTCACCGAAGACAAAACTTGGGACAGGGGTATGAGCATATTGTTTATGCAGGTTCTCTTATCCAACAAAATCACGGTGAGTTATTAGAAAATCATGGTTACCTTCTATGGGATGTTTTAAGTCGTACATATACCGAACATCATATCCACAATGACTATGGGTTTTTAACTATTGACGTTGTAGATGGAAAAATTCCGCAATGGGTATATGATGAAATCAATACTAAACTTCCAAAATATCCAAGACTCAGACTTCGTTTTACAAACACAGAAGCAAGTAGAATGAAACTGTGTATTACTGAATTAAAAAAACTTTTTAATGTTGATGAAATTACAGTAACAAGGACGGATACAATTGGGCAACTTAAACAAAATAATAAAGTTAATAAAAATATTGTTGGTAATGTAAAGGATGAGACTTTCCAAAATCAACTTATTAAAGATTATTTAGAAAGACAGTTTTTTCTTGATACGGAAGAAATAGACAAAATAACAAAAATAAATAAGGAATTAAATGGTAAAATATCCACCCAAGATATGGCTGAAAATATCTTGTGGATTCCGAAAAAGTTAGAATTTTCAAATATGTTTTCTTATGGTGAGGGAAACAAAGTTGATTTTACCAAATCAAAAGGTATTGTTGGTATTTTTGCACCCAATGCATCTGGTAAGTCTTCTCTTTTTGACGCACTTGCATTTTGTTTGTTTGATAAAACTTCCCGTACCTTTGTTGCTAAAAATATTTTAAATAATCAAAGTGATTGGTTTAGTTGTCGTTTTCAGTTTGAAGTAGATGGTGTGGATTATTTTATTGAACGTAAAGCAAAATACGTAAGAAAAGGACAAGCAGTTAAAGTAGATGTTGATTTTTGGAAGGAAGATGGCGGTATAATTACATCATTAAATGGAGAACAAAGAAGAGATACAAATAAAAACATAGAAAATTATATTGGGAACTTTGAAGACTTTGTTCTAACCTCACTTTCCTTACAGGGAAATAACGCACTTTTTATAGACAAGTCACAAACAGAACGAAAAGAAATACTTTCACAATTTATTGGGGTGGATATTTTTGATAAATTATATACCGAGGCTGCAGAAGAAAACAGAGAAAATGCAACCCTTATCAAAAAATTCAAATCTGACGATTTTACGACGCGACTTGCAAAAATTCAAAAAGACCTTCAAGAAAAACAAAATGAGTATAAATTAGTTCAAATCCAAATGGATAGTTTGGGTGATAAAGAAGATGAACTAAATAAATCTTTGGTAAGATTAAACTCTAAAATAGTTCCTTTAAAATCTGATACGTTTGGAATTGATGTATTGGAATCTGATAAAGAAAGGTTAGAAATTAAACTTTCAAATCTTACAGATGAGATAGATAAATTGCAAAATAAAATAACTCATTTAGAGGAAACACAACTTGAATTAGAGGAAACACTTGATTCATTTGATGAAGATGAATTAGAGACAAAATATAAGTCTTTAATACAAATCAAAGAAAGTAAAAAAGAGTTACAAAACCAAATTGAAAAAGTAGAAATAAGAAAAGAAGGTTTATTGGAAAAGAAAGACCATCTTGATTCTCATAAGTATAATCCAGAATGTCAAATTTGTGTTGAAAACTCTCAATCTATACTTGAAGGTAAAAAGACCCTAATCGAACAATTGAACTCGTTAGAATTAGAATTAAGTGGGTTAAATGAAAAGTTAAACGTAGTTAGTCAAGAAGTTAATTTATTTGAAGATGTAGAGCAACAATTTAAGGATTTACAAATTCTAAAAGAAAAAGAAATTAGATTAGACAAGGAATTATCGTCTATAATAAACAAAGTATTTCAATTGGAAGTACAACAAGATAAGTTAAAAACAGAAATTCAAAAAACTGATGAATTAATACAAGATTACCATCAGAATGAAATACAAATTGAAAAAAATAATTCAATCCGTCAAGAAATAAAAGTTGTAAGGGATGAACTTGAATCAGTAAAATCTAATTCTAAAAAAACAAATTCAAAATTATTGTCTTTGAATGGTGAAGTTAGCACTCTTAAGTCAAACAAACAACAGATTGAAGAAAGAATACAAGAAGTAAGGGATTTAGAAGAACAAAATAGACTATACGATTATTACTTAAATGCACTTGGTAAAGATGGAATACCATATGAGTTGATTGAGAAAGCACTTCCTATGATTGAGGGTGAGGTCAATAATATCTTGGGACAAATCGTAGAATTTGGTATGATGTTGGAGATGGACGGCAAGAACATTAATGCATATCTCGTATACGGAGACCAACGGTGGTCTTTGGAAATGTGTAGTGGTATGGAAAGATTTATATCAGGTCTTGCAATCCGAGTAGCCCTTATAAACGTATGTAATTTACCACGACCAAACTTCTTGGTAATTGATGAAGGTTTCGGTACATTGGATAGTGAAAACTTACAATCACTATTTATGTTATTTACTTACCTTAAAACTCAATTTGATTTTGTAATGATTATCTCACACATAGACAGCATGAGAGATGTGGTTGATGAGTTAATTGAAATTAAAAAGATAAATGGAAGGTCATTTGTAAAAAATTAGTACGAAGACTATAAACCAAAAAAAAATAATAGAACTCCAAATTATGTTTGAAAGTAAATGATGTTTGTTGTATTTCATTTAGTTTTTAAAACATTAAACGTTTTATTTACTTCAAGTTTTCGGACACTTGCGTATTGATCAATAAGTCTTTCAATTACCTTACTCATTTTTTTATCATTTTCAGTACAAAATTCTTTTAATTTTAAATGATGTTGTTCTGAAATTTGTATCATTTTATATCGTTTCATACCTTTATCCATTTTCTTTCACTATTAAGGGTAAATGAACCAATATGTTCTCTTTTTTTCCAATATTCAGGTTCTATAAGAGATAAAAACATTTCACCATCGTCACCAACAAAAAGGTGGTATGTATCTCCGATGACTGGTTCAAAATTAAATTTAGATTTATAAACTAATTCATTCCACTTAAACTCTTCAACAAGTTTTAAATATTCATCTTTTAATTCATTAAATTTTGTTTTTAATTGGTGATTGACTTTAATAACACTTTGTTGTTTCCAAGTAACAACATCATCCATTTTGATGGCGGGAGCTCCAACATTTGTCCCATATGGAAGGACATTAGCTATGTATCCCCGTTCATCATCAAAAACAATTAAATCCGATTTCTTTTTATTCACTTTATTTTTCTATAGATTTCTAATATAAATACAGGAATATCCTTAATTTTTTAATATTTATAGAAAAATATTTTATTGAATAATGCCCATAATCAAATCATTTGCACCAAAATTAAATTTAACAAATTATCAAACTTTTTTAGTTGATGATGATCCTAATTCTACATATTTTAGAATTACAGAATTTCAGGAGACATTTACGGGTGGTAAAAATGGTTTTCTAATTGAAGGTTCATCGTTTTTAAAACCGACTACAGAAATTAAAATTGAATTGTTAGATGTAGCCGGTAATCCAATATATTTTGAACCAGGGGACGGTATTCCTGAATATTATGAAGGTTTATCAAAATTAATATCAGTTCATGTTTATGATGATACACCAATTGGACTCGGTAAAATTACAATTTTAGGAGAACTTTCACAATATATTGATAATACTGGTATAATTCGTGATGTTCCAAGTGAATGGAAGGGTGTTTATAATGTAAAATGGGAAAGAGTTTTTCAAGTAAATAAAAATCTTTCAAACGAAACGATAGTCCGATTTGTTAAAAGACCAGTAATACAAATTGATGAAATTGTTAAACCTATCTTTACAAAGGATATACCACAAATTACACAAACGGGTACTGCATCAGGTGTTGGTGAAAATCCAGGTGAGGGAACGAGTTTAACGGGCTACAGAGCAGGTACTCTTTATCGTATTGCAATTACGGATACTTCAAACTTTACTTCTTCTATTGACGAAAATGTAATTAGTTTTCCAAGTTTAGGATATTCAGCAACAGTAAAAGAAGTCCTTAATAACAAAGAAGTTTTAGTAGATACTCCCTACACAGTTAATAGCATTGTTACCAATTTTCAAAATCAATCTTACACTTCAACTTACGAATACCCAGCCGGTGCAATAACCGAGGAAAGTGCTCTTACAGGTTCATTTGCAAAAGTAAATATTTCAAATTTAAAAACTTTCGTTGGTGACGTAGCAAGAGTAAAAGTTTATAGAAAAAGTAGAAATGAGGTGGGTGATTTTCAATTGGTTCAAGACTCTCGTTTAGAATCGGTTGAGTTATTAAGAGATATAACAATTACAAGTGATACCGAACTTAATTATGGAGTTTTACAACCCTCTACTTTCCAAGATTATTGGATAACAAGTTCAAACCACCCAACAGAGTTTGATGATACTTATTTATTTGCTTCCTTAAAATCAGATTATGATACAGGTACGGGTGGAACCTTTACCCTTCTTACTTCACAATCTTTTAATATAAGTGATAATGTAGAATATAATTTATCATTTAAAACAAGATTAAGTGGGTCTGTTTCTCCTACCAAAACCATAAGTGCTTTCCTTACGGGTTCGTATTCATCATCGGTAAATGGAAATCCTGTTTTGGTACAATACCGACAAAACTTTATCAGCAGAAGTGTTGATAACACATATCTTCAAAGAAAGAATATAAGTGAAAATATCATTTCAAATTTTAGTGGAAGTGCAAGACTTGGGTTTGAATTTGTTGGTGATGATTGGTATGTAGCAAATATAAGTTTAAAGAATGCTCAGGAAACTTCATTTTCACCTGATGAGTTTACCTTAATACAAGAAGTACCGAGAAAATTACCAAAAGAAACTTTTGATTTTCGTTTTGAATTTTATGATATAAATAACAACTTCATACCCGTTGAAGTAACAGCTACAAAAGAATTTACGGGTGGTAATACAAGTGACACTTCTACCCTTACCAAGTTTTTAAATTTTGAAAGTGATAGAACTGCTTTTCGTTTTACAACGGGGTCACTTGGTAATCCTGAATTTCAACAAATTGCTTTTAAAGTATCAAGTAATTTATTAACAGGTTCAGTCACTTATACTTCACAGGCATTCGACTTTACTGGTTCTTTACTAACAAGTGAGTCTTATGATGGAGGACAATATCCTGGATTTCTTACAAACGCATCAACAGCTGGTGCTACTCTTACAATAGCAAACTTTACGGGTTCAAGAAATGATGTTATTGTTGGTTCTATTGTTTATACTGCATCTCGTGAAGATTTCCAAGAGTTTGAAACTGTTTATCGTTTTGAAGATGGTGAAAACGCACCAAACCTTTTTGCAACTTCAAATGCAAATCAATTTATTTATGAACCAACTACGATTTCTCCAAAACCTTCGGGACAAGAAATACGAATTCAGGTAAAAAGAAAAAACTTAGCATCATTAATAACTCCAATTACTGCAAATTCATCTTCTGATGCCCCATTGACGGTAGTTGATGATGTAAATGGCATTAAAACATTTTCTATTTCAGCAACACAGTTTTCACAAAGTTTATTTGTCGGACAGAACGGCCCGTACCAAGATGTAACCTATTCATTTACCGCGAGTGATGAATTTAATAATCCATTTAGTGATGAGATTACTATTTCTCCGGTAATTAACTTTGATGGTATTTCTGTTGTTTTATCAAATGAAAATACATCATTTAGGGCAAATTCACTTGGAACAGTAACTTCAACAGAATTTGATGAAGGAGACGGGTTTGTCACAGTTAATATAGGTAATGAGTCTATATCACATAATAATGGATTATCACAAAGAAACACATTTGATATAACATCTGTAACACCTACTGCAAATATAACACCAAATTCATTTACACCGAGCACAAATTCTTATGGAATTTCTGCTATGTCAGTTGATAGTGGTTCTATTGATATAAACATAAGTTATAAAGCGGGTGACAACTTTACAACACAATCATTTGTTAAAAAAGTTAATTATACCAAAAATAGAATAGCAGCTCCTGTAATTTCAATACAAACAACAAATAAAAATCAAACGGTATCGGCATATTCAACGGGAGTTCAAACAGGTACGTTTTCTAATGCGTTTGTTACTGTAAATGAAACTTATTTAGGTAATACTAATTCTAAAACTATTACCTCACTTACCGCGGTTAGACAAGATACATTAGCAAATCTTACAACGAACCCATCAACGGGAGAAATTACATTATCTGGTCAAACTCTTGCAACAGGGGTAGATAGTACAACTGTTTTAGTAACTGCAACAGTAACAGATACGGAAGGTTCATCGAGAACAGTTATTGATAATATAAGTTTATCAAAAGCTAAAAATGCTCCACCAAATGTGGAAATAGCGGTAAGACCTTCATCACAAACAATAGAAGCTAATTCAAGGGGAAGTGGATCTGCTGTACCACAATCATTAACTATTACTGCAACGGAAGGTGGGGTTGATAAGTTTGTTAGTTTAGGAACTCCTTCTTTTACTAATGGCCTTGCAGGTTCAGCATCAACAAATACAATTACTTTTACAAACACCGCATCAGATATGACTTCTGATACGGGAACTGTTTCTATTCCTGTAAATTATACCGATAGTGAAGGTACATCTGGTCAAAAAATAACAATAGCTACTGTTTCAAGAGTAAGAAGAGCACAACCAAGTGTAACTGTAACTGCTACTCCACAGGCACAAAGTGTTAATAGTAAATCAACAGGTGAGGTTATATCAACTCCACAGGACGTTGTTATAAAGGCCTATCAAGGTAACACAGAATTGACATATGATGTTACTTTATCTTCTAATTCAACATATAATGTTACGGGTCAGACGTTAGGAAGTAGAATAAATAATACAATTAGTATTTCTTCTGCACAAGTTACAAGTGACACGGTGACGGGAACCGTTACCGTTGGTTATAAAGACGAAGAGGGTACTATTGGTAGCAGAACGATAGAATATACAGTTTCAAAATCCAAAGCTGCGGTTCCAACTATTCTAATTACTGCTACTCCTCAGGCACAATCAGTATTAGCAGACCAATTTGGAGTTCAAACTGGAACCTTAAGTAACGTTACAGTTGATGCAATAGAAGGTTCAACATCACAGTTTGACAGTATGTCAATTACAAGTACGTCTGGATTTTCAACAGCTCCAACTGTAAGTTCTAATACATTAGTTATGACTTCTGCTGTAATGAATTCGGATGAGGGGTCTGTTACATTAACTGTAAATTATACGGATAGTGAGGGAACTTCTTCATCAGGAAGTATTACAATAAGAACCACAAAAGTTTCAGTTGGTTTAGATGGTTCAAATGGTGGTGATGGTAATGATGCAAAAGTTGTAAGTTTAACTGCAAACAGATATGTAATTCCTTACGATGGTGACGGTAATGAAAGTGGTTCAAATAGTATTACACTTACCGCCACCGAACAAAATCACGAAGGAACGGTTTATTACGAATTTTTACAGGGTGTTACGCAAAAACAGAATACAACGGCGAATACATATGCAGTTGATGAGGCAGAAGAACCTGCACCAGGAACTTCTGATTTATGGACTGTAAAAACAAGAGAAGGTTCTTCGGGTGGAACTGTTATAGCATTTGATACCATAGACTTATTTGGTGTTAAAGATGGTACAAACGCAAGGTCAATTAGACTTTCATCCGATTATCAATCTTTCGTTGAAGCAAAAGACGGTACAATAACACCTTCAACCATAACATTTACAGCTTCAAGACAAAATATTTCAACAGCAACTACATTTACTCCAACTCCATCAGTAACACTTGGGGGTTCAGGAGATGTAAGAACTCTTTCTTCTACTAATTTCGGAAGTAATACATCTGTGACTATAAATGCATCATCCGAGGGATTTGAAGACGAAATAACTATTGTAAGATTAGTAGAAGGTTCAGATGCGGTAAATGTTATAAGTACAAATCAATCTCATACTGCTCCTTCTGATTTTGATGGAACAAATACAGACCTAACAAATAGTGGAACAACTATAAAGGTATTTGAAGGAACAACAGAACTATCTTATGATGGAGTTGGTACAAGTGCGGGTAAATGGACTGTTGCTACCACAGTTTCTCCGGCAGGAAAAATTACAGTTGGTTCAATTACAGATAATGGTGATAATATAACAGTTGGTGACCATTCAAATATGGCTAATGACACCGATGTTGTATTGGTAATTTATGAAATTACAGGTCAAAAACTTAATGGTGACAGTTTTAGTATTAACTCTAATCAAACCATAACAAAATCCAAAGCTGGTAAAAATGCAATTACTGCTTTCTTAACAAATGAAGCTCATGTTTTACCAACAACAAATACTGGTGAAACAAATTATGCAGGTTCGGGAACATCAATTATTGTGTATAAGGGAGCAACTCAACTTGAAGGTATTTTAACTCAGACTCCTACAACAAACCAATTTAGTGCTTCCGCTGAAGTAACATTAGGTGAAATAACAATTGGTAATGCAACAACTTCAAGTAATGAAATTATATTTGCAACCCACAGTTTAATGAATACTGATTTAGCAATTATAAAATATACAATCAATATAGAAAATGAAATTTTCCTTGAAAAATTTCAAACACTTACCAAAGTTAGAGAAGGTTCGGACTCAAAAGTAGTAACTTTAAGTGCTAACAGATACACAATCCCATATGACGGAGATGGTAATGAAGATGGTGAATTAACGATTGTTTTAACAGCTACACAACAAAATCACGTTGGTACGGTTTATTATGAATTTAGAAGAAGTACAGACGGTGGTTCTACTTTTACTCAAGTTCAAAATACAACAACAAACACATACACAATACCCGACGCATCAGAACCTGGTCCTGGTGAAAACCATGTCTATCAAGTAAGAACACGTGAGGGAAGTGATACTGGAACAGTCGTTACATTTGATAATATAGATGTTTTTGGTATAAAAGAAGGTTCTGATGCCTTTACCGTATTTTTAACAAATGACTCACATACATTTCCAGGTAATAACGATGGTTCTGTAAATTCAGGTGACTTAGCTGCAGGAGCTACACAAATTAGAGTATTTAGAGGAACAACTCAATATACGTTTGATGATGGTGGTACTCCAGCGGACAATACATATACAATTGGAACTGTTTCTCAAAGTGGAATTACGGTGTCTGCATCTACTGTTTTAAACCAAAGACAATTTACACCAACCGCAGTTTCTGCTACAAAAGGTTCGGTGGCATATGAAATTATTGATAATGAAACAAGTACTACTTTCAATAAAATTTATACATTTGGAGTTTCAGTAAAAGGAGATACAGGTGAGGACTCACAAACGATAACCTTATCAGCAGATGCACAAGCGTTTAGAGTTGCACAAAATGGAAGTATTACACCTGACTCAATTAAATTATCAGTCAATAAACAAAATTTAACTGATACAACAAACTGGACAACAAGTCCTTCCGTAACATTATATACTGCTCCAACAGGTGGAAGTACAACAACAACGGGTGACACCGTTTATTTAAGAAAAGGTGATTTTGGTTCAAATACTTCTGTTTTAGTAACCGCAACTGCTGGAACATTTAGTGACTCTACTACAATTGTTAGATTAGAGGAAGGTTCGGATGCTATAAATGTTATCAATACAAATCAAGCTCACACACTTCCTGCTGCATCTGATGGTACTGTTTCCTCTTATGATAATAGTGGAACTACTATTAAGGTATTTGAAGGTGATACTGAATTGGCGTATGATGGTGTTGGTACAAGTAATGGTACATGGACGGTGAGTATATCACAAAACCCAACATCAACAATAACAGTTGGTAGTATTACTGATAATGGAAATAACATCACGATTGGTAATCATTCAAATATGGCGATTGGTACTAGTTCTGTTTTAATTACTTATTCAATAAGTGGTAAAAGACAAAATGGTACATCATTTTCTATTGATACTACTCAAACTATTACAAAATCAATAGCAGGTACTGATGGTGTTAATGGGTCTAATGGAACCGATGCTAAAACCGTTGCTCTATCCGCTTCACCACAATATACAGTTCTTTACGATGGTGATGGTACAAAAACTGCGGTTGCAATTACCCTGACAGCAACTCCTCAAAATTTTACAAATCCTTATTATCAATTTACACAAGATGGTACTGAAAGACAAGCTTATTCTACAACAGCTACATACTTAATACCCGATGCACAAGAACCTGCTGCAAATACTTCTGATTTATGGCAAGTAAATGTTAAAGAAGGAAACGTTGGGTCTGTTGTTGCTTTTGATAATACTGATATTTTTGGTGTAAAAGCAGGAACCAATGCAATTACGGCATTTCTTACAAACGAAGCTCATACTTTACCAACAACAAACGCGGGTGTTGTAACTTATACAGGGTCAGGTACATCTGTTGTTGTACTGAAAGGAGCAACTGAATTAAATGGTATAACAAGTGGAACTCCAACATTAGGTCAATTTACTGTAACAACTGCTGTTACAACTGGAACCATTACTGTTGGTGCAAAATCGTCACCTGGTAATCCTATGGTTTTTGGTGATCACACCAATATGACTACTGATTTGGCGATTATTGAATATACAATAAATGTAGAAAACCTTGTTACTCTTAAAAAATATCAAACTCTCGCAAAATCAATAGAAGGTGATAAAGGTGATCCAGGAGATACAGGACCCTCTGGTTTAAGAACCACATCTGGTATGGTTCATTATCAGTTAGTATCAACATCTGCTCCATCAAGTCCAACTGCAACATCATTTAATTTTTCAACAGGAGGATTTACAGGACTTACCGCTAATTGGGGAACAGGTGCCCCTACTTATGCAAGTGGTAATACAAACAAATATTGGTATGCAACTTATACGGTAGTTGAGTCAAGTGCAGGAAGTGGAGTTGGTACTCCAACATTTGGAACAGTTACTCAGGCAATAGGATTTAGTGGTTTAGTTTCATTTACAGCTGCTGAAAATATAACAGATGGTACAAATACTCTTTCATTTGGTGTTTCGGGTGCAACCCTGATAAATGGTGATAATATTTCTACAGGTAGGATTATTTCTACGAATTACGTAACAGGAAGTGGTAATGGATTTACAAATACAGGCACTGAATTCAATTTAGATGAAGGTTTAATTGCTTCTAAAAATTTTACAATTAAACCAAATGGTGATGCTGTATTTAATGGTAGTGGTACATTTAGTGGTACTGTAAACGCATCAGGTGGTTCATTTACCAATACTGTAAGTATAGGATCTGGTGCTACCTCGGGTACACTTACAGTTGGAACAGACACCAATAAAATTACTATAATTGGAACAAATAGTGAAGATACTACAAAAATATATTCTGGTACGGGTACTTATGGTAATAGTAATACCGGTTTTTATTTAGGTGCTGATGGTCTATTTTCATTAGGAAATAAACTAACATTTGATGCTAGTAGTAATTTAACCATAAGTGGAAATATAACTGCAACTACCTTGACTGCAACAACCAGTGGTAATATTGGTGGGTGGAGTATTAATAATGGTTATTTAGAAAAAGATGGTGTAAGATTAAATGCAGGATCAAATAACGGGTATCTTGGAATAGGTCTTACCTCTTATAATTCGGGTTCGGGTATATGGATAGGTGAAACTTCATCTGCTCTTTACCAAATGAGTATTAAAAACACGACTACTAATAAATATATTTTATGGGATGGTAGTAATTTACAAATAAATGCTGGTAATTTTTCATTAAATTCCGATGGTGATATAACAGCATCCAACGTTCAGTTTAATGATGGTACTTTTAGTGGTACAGTTTATGCAACAGATGGTATTTTTAGTGGATCAATTACTGCTACTGGCGGCACTATTGGTGGATATACTATTGGAGATAATATTTTAACTTCAACAACTGGTAAAATTGAAATTGGTAAAAATGAAATACAAATTTATGATAATAATAACTTATTAAAGTTTGACGTAAATACAGAGACATCTCTACCAAATCCAAATCTTAATGATAGTGGTACAACAAGTGGTAATTCATCAAATGCACTTAGTATACAAAGAACAACTAATGGGGTTACAAGTACGACAGCGACATCAAACATGGGTATATTTACCGCTGGTGTCACATCAACTTATATAGTATCGTATAGTTTTCCTGGTGGTACTGTGGGCACCAATCATTATGTTAGAGCTGCAGGTAGTGAAACTGTATCAACTCTCGAATTTAGACTAAGAGTAGTAGTTGGTGCATCTACATACACTACGCCATATCATAGTGTCTTTGTTGCGGGTTCATCAACAAAAAGTCCAAGTGATCCAAATTTGAGAAGAGCAGTCGAAAACCAAGCTGCTCTGACTGCAAAGGTATTTTCATTGTCTGTTCCTATGACTTCAGGTAATATCGCAACCGTTTATCTTGATAAAGTTGGAACGATAGAAATTAATAATTATGAAAATTATGAAATTCCTTACACACCAACCGGAAATGTTGATTCAACACTTGATGCTGCTGCATCTTACACGGGTGGAGCAACATCAACGATTATAAATGGTGGAGGATTTTTAGCAAAAACCGGTGTAAGCAACTGGTTTAGAGTCCGATCTAAACCCACAACAGGACAGACTGTTGATGTTATTGGTGGTTTAGGAATTGGTGGTGAAAACGTCACGGGTAACATTGGTGAAGACGGTATATTTCTTAAATTTTATGAAAAAACAGCAGGTGCAAACCAATGGATTATGCATAATTCGGGTTCATCTAACTGGCTGTTTGGTAATTCAGATTTATTATTTTTTAGTACGGGGACAAAGCCTTCTACTTCATCCCCACAAGCAGCAATAGATACTGGTGGTAATTTTAGAATTTCAGGAAACACTGCATATAAAAATACAGGAACAACGTGGTCTAACCCTTCTGATGAAAGAATTAAATCAAATATAATTGAAATAACAGGATCATTAGATAAAATTAATGAACTTCACCCAATTGAATTTACTTGGAAAGAAGATTATGCTCATTCACATTCTTTGGATATTAATGAAAAACAATATGGATTTACCGCACAAAATATGGAACAGGTTTTTCCAAATGAAGTGATAACAACAAGTTATAAAATTGACGATACTGATGTTGGTATGAAAACAATTAGTTATCATACTTTAAATGTATATTTGGTAAAAGCAGTCCAAGAATTATCAAATGAAATTAACAACCTTAAAGATGAAATAAATACATTAAAAAATAAAACTTAATATATTTAAAATTAATAAAGGTTATGAATAATTTTATTTTACTCTCTCATTGGAACGGAAGATTTGGAAATAGAATGCATCAATATGCTTATGGTGCTACTTATTCTAAATTAAATGATGTTGATTTTATATTAACATCTGATTGGGAAGGAACGTTTTTATTTAAACATCAATTTCACCGAGTTTGTGATAATGATGAAGTTCGTTTATACCGAAATCAAAGTGATAATCAATTTCATACTCTTGATATGCAAGAGATGATTTTAAAGAAAAATTATCCCGATATAAAATTTATTAATCCCGAAAACCCCGAAACAAATTACAAAAAAGTTGATAATCCTGTTTGGTTTGATTCAGTTTGTGCATATAACAAATCTATTTTTGAAAAAATGTCAAAAGATTATTTATTGAGAGTTTTTAAATTTTCAGATTTGGTAAAAGAAACTGATGCTTATAAATATTGGTCTGAAAGACAAGGTACATATGATATTGCTCATTTAAGAAGAGACGATATTTCAAATCCACAATATAACCAACAAAACGTTCAGGGATATTCCGTAGTTTCTCAACAATCATATTTTAATGCATTTAAAAAATATGGATATGACCCG